ATCGAAGGCGGGGAACAGCAGGGTGCGTGTCTCCAGACTCTTGTGTAGGGCAATGTTGGCATCCTGGTTGTATTCGGTGCTTTGCTTGACGAGATGCAGGATGTGGCGTCCGTCCGTTTCTCCGTCTGTGTCTTTTGGCTCGTCAAAGTCGATAACCTCGTATATTGGGAAATCTCCCTCGTCCATGTTCAACAGCTTCTTGTTACGGAGCATCTCTGCTACGGCATAACCACCACCCTGACTATCCATCTCAATTCGCACTGGATTGAACAGCCGAACCACCTCACGAATCCTCGAACAACAGTATGCATAGTAATCGTCGTCAGTAACCAACCCTCGCTTCTTCCTCTTCATGAATTCCTTTTTGTTAACCGCCCAACAATAGACTACGCGGTAATGGTTGGGCCAAACCTCGGTCACTGTGATCGCCAAGTTGTCTCGTTCGGCAGCAGGGTCAACACCCATCACGTACTTACGTTTGGACTGAGCCCTCATCAGTGGTGTAAAGGTAACTGCGCCGTCTGGTGTCGCTATTGGCTTGTTCGGTCCGACAGTACATTCCTCAATCAGACTACGAGGATAGAATCCATCGGAATCCTTAACGAACACAGCCCCGTATTCCATTAGGTAAATATTGCGGGGCAAGGTTGCTTTGGCGTTAGCCAATTGTCTTTTGTCTAACAAGCCTTCTGGTAGATGGGTATGTGGAATCCTAATAATGGAATAGTCTCTGTAGTCGAATTCGTCTGGGACCAAATTCTCACCACCGAAAATCTGAGCGACTAGCTCGGAGTCACCCTTACTCCGAATGATCTGTTGCCACATGTCATACTTTTTGGCAAAATGGTTGAATGCGTAGTAGGCTGTACCGGAGTAGACAATCTGGTTACCATGCATCTTGCCGTCATCGGTAGTTATCTTTTTCTTGATATCTGCTGGTAGATCAAGCTTTGCAAGTTGCTTTTCAAAAGCTGCCTTCTTTGCTTCTTCTACGGGTGTTTGAGCAGTAGCGGCAAAACCACGGACAACAACATCGAACACGTCTTCGGGAATGGACGCAACCGCATCAGCGATAACGATATTGGCACGGAAACCTCTGATCTTCGTGCCGTCACCCATAGGTAAAGCATAGATAATAGATTCGCCAACACGGAAGTAGCACAAGTCTACGTTCTGTCTTGGGCCAGCCTTCTTTCCACCACCGACGATATTGCGAAGAACCGGAGAGTTGCTCCAAATAGTATCGATATAGTTGAACACCAAGCGGGCTTGTCGTAAACCAGCACCAACAATCACGATCTTGGTACCTTGGTCCAACAGTGCTTTTAACACAGCGTAAACCGCAAGCATGAACGACTTACTTCCACCACGACATGCGACTAACATCGGGAAAGGTGTGTTCCACATCATCTGGAGTAAAGCTATCTGGATAGGAAACAGATCAAGGTTCAAGACTACCTTTGCGGTCCAGCCGATATAGTTGATGTCAAGCATTCGGCTGACAACAACCTGATCAAGCGGGTCTTTCGACTGCTTCAGATCAGTGAAGATGTGTCTGTTGACCGTAGGTACCCGATCACGGAACGGGAACAGGTGTCCATACCTTCCCTGGTCACCATGTAGCAAGTCGTCTAGTGTTACCTTAGCACCCAAGACAATCCTCTCCTGACTTCTTCTTTGGTTCTTGATGCACCCAACGATCCTTTTCGACTCGCACAACTTCCTCAAAAATCATCTGGGCTACCTTACGACCACACTGCCCTGCTGGTATGATATTCACACCATATTTGGCAGACAGATACATCAACCATCTTACCAGTGATTTACCTGGAACACCCTTCGCAAACTGAGGTGGTGACAACTCAAGGATGTCTGGTGTCAGAGAAGATTCGATGATAATGTAGGCGTGTTTAATCTGTGACATACGCCCCATTTCTTCCTCAAACGCAGGTCGTTTCTTTGCACTATAGTTCCCCCAAAGTTCCGAGAATGCAAACTTGCGCTCAATAGCCAGAATGTCCGTATATCCAACCAGACTATAATCGCCAGTCTGTACGGTATCCACAATCGTTCCTTCACATCTTGGAGGACGACGATCTGGTACATGCGCATCAAAGAACCACCCGTGTCCTTCCTGTTCACGGGTGTCTCTTATGACAGTGTAGGTAGGAAGAACTAGACGCGACATTCAATCAACGCCCTGTAATCACTTTGGACCATACGGTCTACCAACTCTCCGAAACAAACAGTCGGCTCCCATCCCAAAACCCGCTTCGCCTTGCTGGGATCAGCATGAAGCAGATTGACATCAACCGGGCGGTAGAACTTGGGGTCAATGATCACATAGTCATTATAGTCAAGACCAATCGAACCAAATGCTAGCTGGAGAAATTCCTTGACGGTGTGGGTCTCACCAGACCCCAACACATAATCATCTGGTTCTGGGTGTTGCATCATCAACCACATACCACGAATCATGTCTTCGGCGTGGGACCAATCCCTTTTCGCCTCGATATTCCCCAGCGCGAGCGGACGAACATCAACGTCCTTCTTCGGAAATCCAGAATTAGCATCCATCCAGCTTTGGATCATAGCGACGTACTTGGTGATCTTACGAGTAACAAACGCCTCGCCGCGACGTTCACTATTATGAACATGCGATAAGCCAATTCCACAGTTAAATGTGCCAGAATCGGTTTCTATATCCAGAACATATTCTTCCATTGGCAGTTCAATTCTTTTTGTTATCTCATTTAATGGTTTGCGCAAATGAGCACCTTTGTTGGTGTTTGCTGGCGAATGAAAATTAACGTGATATGTTAAGACAGCTTTATTTAGATAAGAATTAATGTTAAAAGACTGCCCAGTCAATCCATTAATCATGTAGACAAGACCTGCTGCCAATAACGAAGAATTGGTTTTGAAACTTTGGTATTCATAGGTACATCGAGTAATGTCGCTCTTGAGTCCATCGCAAGCATAATAAGCATCTATGAATGATTGCCAAAATTTACTAGCATTCAAAATAACTTTAGGCACCCTCTTTTTATTGTCATAATATATCCAGTTGCGCAACTGAATGCGATCATCCCTACTAATACCACCAAGATATAGTTGGGTTGATTTTCCACCAAAACCGGATTGACTTTCAGTCGTACGACATGTTCCATTATAGATCGTTTTCCATAGATACTCAACCCTTGCCCTGAGTGTAGCGTCATTGTTTGTAAACTGAACCTGACGATCTACACTAACATATCCGTCACCTACAAGATATCCGAGCAACTCTGCTAATTCGTCAGTTACATGTGCAGACATGATAATCGTATCGTGATCAATTGACGGCAACGAATCAACTAAAGACACTTTCGATCCAATAGATAATTGGTCTACCCGAACATCTTTCTCATCTGCATCAAGCGCCTTATGGTGACCCGTAGCGTTAAATGACCCACCACGCGAATTAACACAAAACATCCTATGATCATTATTCTTCTCGCTAGTTCTGGTTACTGTGACACATTTAATCTTGGTCCATCCTTTTTTGTCCCAAATATATGTGTCATCAATGTCCGATGTTCTCGGGGTCATAATATTCTGACTATTACTATGTAGATCACCAGCGGGAATAATATCTATCATACCATGACGCCTAATCAACAATGGCGTTGTCTGTGATATACACTCATGGTTGAACAAAATCCCAGCACATGCGAAGATGCCGTATGCACGACGATAAAGGCCGACAAGCTGATGTGCATATAGTTTCGCAGCAGCATATGGAGAATTTGGTACCATAGGTGAATTCTCTGACTGCGGAGCAACCGTAGTCTCACCGAACAACTCTGATGTACTGGCTTGGTAGAACTTGGTCTGTGGTGAAGACTGGCGGATAGCCTCAAGCAAGTGCAGAGGCCCCATCGCATCGATTTGACATGTAGTAATCGGTTGGTCAAACGATACGCCGACATGGCTCATTGCTGCCAAGTTGTACACCTCATCTGGCTGTATACCCGAGATCAGCCGATGCATACATGCCGCATCAGTGATATCACCCTCCACCAATTCAAAGTGTGGATGATGCTGGAAATGGGCAATGCGTTCGGTCGTATCGACCGAGGATCGCCGGATAAGTCCATGGACTGTGTAGCCTTTGTCAAGTAACAATTCCGCAAGATAGCTGCCATCCTGCCCTGTCGTTCCGGTGATCAATGCTGTCTTATCCATTGGTCTTCTTACCTCCCTCTAGTTTGCCTTTCGCCTCTTCTTCAGCCTTGCGATGAGCATCAATCATCTTCTGAATATCCTCTGGTAGCTTGGTGACATTCGCGTTGCCGTCTGATGCTGTGATAGATTCAATCTCATTAAGACAACAAACCTTGTACTTCTTCCCACTTCCGCACAAGCACGGCCAATTGCGACACCACTTCATCCGTCTACGGGTGATCGGCATCGTAACACCATGAAGTCTTCTTTGTAAACTTGATCTTTTTGCCTTTTCAGTCATCTAATTCTCCTTTTCTCAACAGAAGTGGTCAATGCTTTTTCTGGTGACCATCCATATAAACAAAGCCGTGCCCACAAAGTGCTCCGCTTAATATTGCATTCATTGGCCCAATCAACTATACACTGAGTTTTACCATTATAAGTAAGTAAGTGATTGTTCCGTCGATTTCTACTATTTACTTTGGGAGCGACCCATCTACAATTTTCCTTATAATATCCCTTATTGTTATCAATTCGATCGATCTGACACCCTTTCGGTGCTTCGTTCATATCTCTTAGAAAATTGGGAAAACTTTTCCATTGTTCGCAAACTGCAATTCCTCGACCTCCATAATTATGATATGCCAAGCAATTATCATTGAGACATCTTCGAAGCATATTGCTCCACGAAATATAAGTAGCAGATTGTTTACCCCTACCCCCATGACCATGCTTTGCTGATCGCCATTTTGTTTTTTCTACACGTAAGCATCCACAACTTTTCGTGATACCATTTTTGAGATGGCTACTAGTAACTATTGTCCTCTCACCACAAGAACATTGACACAACCAACAAATATGCCCACTTTTTCTAATATCAGAACATTGAAGGACAACTAATCTTCCAAATTTTTGGCCAATCAAATCAACAGACCTACCGAGATTACGCTGCTCCGATGACGTTCGACTCATAAGGTACTCCCCTTTCCTCAGCACTTAATCTGGCATCGATTTCCCAACAATGCCTGACCGCTGCTCTCTGTCCTTCGGCTTTCATATCAGCCGCCTGATCGTGCAACCCAGCTACCTGAAACAAATCGACCAATCGGTTGAAGTATGTATGGTTATGGGCTACATGTTCGACGCTGGCTCTGATTTTCTCAAAACGCTGTGGCTGATCCTCTACTAACCCAATCACCTTGTTCATGAAGTCGGTTATACTGGTAGCGACAGCGCAATGCTGTTCCAGATATTTCGACACCAGTGGATTATCAGATACCTGTACCCCACCGCAGAGTGGAATCATAAACGATCTATCATTAACATACGCTTGAAGACCGACCTGTTGTTCGGTGTGTACATTCGGACACACAAGAGCAGTTGCATACACATGAGCTAATCTGTTCTGGTCATCGCCGAGCGGGCCATTGTAGTTTAGACCGGCTCTTGCCCAGATATCGTCACCAAAAGCCTGATATGAGTGTCCCAGCAGATCGAGTCGCTTAAAGAGAGGTTCGATCATCTGCTTCATGAT